TTTTGTATTTCGATGTATTTAACTGTTATAATAGTATTATATCATAGATTCTTCTTTTGTAAACAACGAAAGAAGGTTTTCTTTGATTTTTTTTCTATCAATATTAGTTAAGCTGTTTTTGTATTTCATTGCCATCAGAGCATGATCTCGCTTCATTCCAAGTGGATCATTTAATTCAGACAATAAAGGTTTTATGAAATTGACCATAAGATCAATTATAGAAATGGTTTCAATGTTTATATTTTCCTTACAGAATTCGTTAATCAATATATTTTCGCCATCCTTGCAGGAACACAATTCATTAAAATCATATTCAGAGAGTTTATTTATATCTGTTTTAAATCTATAAGTGAGTGATTCTAATCTTCCTCTCCTAGCGTTAAGATTTGTTTCATTCATGTCCATAACCCAAGAACATCCTGCGATGAAGTTGGAAGTATAGAATTCAATGAGATCTTCTCTAGTCTTATATTTCGAAGCAAGTTTCTCAAATGAATATTTAAATCTCAGCTTCTCATATGACTTAGGGTTCACCCGAGTTTTGAAGTTATATTTGTAAGCATCAAAATTCTCTTGAGTATAGTGTAATTTTAAAGCACTATATATTGTATAAGCTTGGAATCCACTCATCATAGTTCGGCTTCAAAATTACATTCACCATTCATCTTCAATTGATCTAATATCTTTCTACCTAGAATATAGTCAGCATAATCTGAATGATCATTGGGGTGAATGCCACTTAAACTTTCGCCATCAGTACTTTCATAATATTCTTTAACATCATTTAGATCGATGCTGTCCTCAATATTTTTTAATTCATTTTCAATATGTGGAATATCTGATTCATTAAAATGATAGTTGATATATGATGGAGTTCCTTCAAACCCAAATCGATCAGCTGCATATGATGATTGCACCGCGAAGCAAAACTTACCTTCAATGTCTCCTGTATAATATCTTCCCATAGTATTAAAATAATTTAGTTGTATTGTTCTTTATAATATTCCTATCAATCGCCTCTGCTTCAAGCTTGGCTTTCAATGGGCCAGTAATTAATCTTTTGATATCTTGAGGATCAATCATCAACCCTTCACAGATCTCACATATTGCTTCTGCATATGTCATTTTATCTTTATGAACCAATAGTTCTACTTGGTTTCTTAGAGCATCTTTTGTAATGCTTGGTGTAATAACTACGGCTTGTTTCATAATGTTCTTAATAGGATTGTATCTTTATTGATTCGACCATTCACATTCCCTCTCTTTGTTTTCAATTCATCAATTGCTTTTGTAAACTGTCTTTCTGTTTTATTTAATAGAATAGGAATTATATCATCTGGCTTACGGATTGTCAATGAGAAACTCTTCTCTTCATTCCAACCTTTCAGAGTTGTTCCTTTAACATCAATCGGATCATCAGCAACATAAACACCCAGTTTTCGATTCTTTGTGTTGAATGTTAAAATCATTCTTGAACCCGGTACATTCAGTGGTGACACAGATTGAATTCCATAATTATCGTCAGATTCCTTATATTTAAGTTTCTTAACTTGTAATGCTGCAGCCTTCACCTTTTTCTTTCGAGGTTTACGAACCTTTTTATTAGAAGCCGAGTATTTATCAAGTTGAGTGATCATATCTTGAATTGCTTTCAATCGATTACGAATACCAGGCTTAGATAAGAAAGCCCAGCCTTCAATATCAAATTCATTGTCTTTATCAAGAGCATTTTGAAGACTCACATGATATCTCTCAAGCCAAGCATATATCTCTTTTAATCCTTTTACTGGAATAGAGTTTGCCTTCAGAAGTTGAATCAAATTGAGAGAGTCCACCTTTGTCTGCGACTCTGTCCAATCTTTATCATCAATCATTGCCTCCAATTCAGCCAGAATAGTATCATTAACCTTATTAGAAAGCCTTTGAAGTGGAGAAAGGGTTTTCACATCAGAGTCCTCTGTGTTCAATGAGGATTGCGCTTGTGTCTTTACAACATTACGGCGAAGGATAGAATCAATCTCACCCTTAATATACGCTTTATCATCATGTGCTTCCTCATAAGAAAGACCTGGCTTTGTTTCGACGTATTCCATCACATCTTCCCGTGTTGGAATCATACCATTATTCATAGCCCTAGCAAGTTTCATTGTTGTGAAACTCACACATCTTTCACCTTCAGATTTGATCGTTTTAATTTCATCTTTAGTATAACCATCTGAAGACATCCATTGTAGTAAGTCATTAAATAAATCTTTAGATACGCAATAGTAATTATAGAAATTGAACATTCGAGAACGTTCTTTCATGAACTTTTCAATTGGCCAAGATTCACAACCATCCCATGTTGGTTCTTCTCCAGTGTATTTGTGGTCTACTGCTGAGACTCTACCGTATCGGTCAAAAATTCTACTCTTCATAATTAATATATTGATCTGCTGTATAGCGGGTTAGATTGCTTAACTCCTCATTAATATCATTTTCAGTAGGAGCAGTTGGTTCTAGAGGAACAAAGTCACTTTCGATTTTCTTCGCTTCTCGCTTAGTCTTCTTCTTAGCCTTCTTGGCTAAAGATTTAATTAATTTTAATCGTTCTTCACTTGTCATAATATAGTTTTATATAGATTCTAGTTTAGATGTCAATCAGAAATTTCGTAAAGTTCAAATTTTTCACCGTCTTCGAGCTTGAAACCGTCATTTATCAATTCAATAACTGATTCTGCGGCATAGATCACATCTTCCTCAACAGGTTTGCCATTCTTAGTTAAAATATAATCTATAATTTCTTTATTTAATTTTAATAGTGATCGATTCTTGATTATCCAAAGCACCTTCTCGCCTCAGCTTCTTCAAGAAACGCTTAGCAAATGACATGGCTCTTTTAGAGCTTTCAGTATTATATGTCTTAGCGAATGTTTCAATCAACTCTTGTTTTTCAAAGAGTGTATATGTACCATAATCACGGGCCTTACTTGACCAGATTTCAATTGTTACTTCTTTCATATTAGCAACCCATCTCTGGAAGGTATGAATTCAAATAGAACTCTTTAACTTGTTCTTCAGATAACCAAGCCATGAGTTCTGAAAGAACAAATTCTGGGTTTATTTCGTCATTATCGATAATTTCTAGGATATGGTTTGTATATTGTCTTGTCATAATAGGTCTTTCTCAATCTTATATGTATATTATAATCTATTTTGGTCGATTTGTCAATGGTCTTATCTATTTGATAGTCAACGAGTTAGGCTTTCATGATATAAAAATAATAAAAAGTCATAACTTGTTGATGTATAATCACTTAAAGAATAAATGTCGACCGATCTTTGTGGTAAACTCCATTGAAGAAGCCCAATAAGGAGCTTTAATATAGTCAGCGTAATAGTGATCAGCACCATTGGTGTAATTAGTCATCTTTGCTGTGTTCACAATCTTCATTGCTTTATTCCATCGTGGGTGTTTCTGAGCCTTCATGACATTAGATTCAATGTCCTTTCCATTCCAACAAGAGAATTGCCATTTCTGAAGGCAGACTTCAGCCATTGATTTATTCCTCTTAATAGATCGATTATAAATCACTTCATGAACAGCTTCCATAGCTCCCTCAGAATATTCGCCTCCTGCTTCGAGTATCAACGTGGTGGCAATGATATCTTGATGCGTTGCTCCAGTTGCGTCTGATACAGCGAGTGCCATGAGTACAGCCGCGGCGAATACTGCTGTGAAGTTTATAGCCACTTACCTATGGGAAATGTTCCACATATCATCAAGTTTAGAATAATAACTCTAAATTCTAAACACATACGGGATCGGCTGTGATCGTTATCATCTAAACAACACCACCTATTTGCAACAAAGCCTATTCCAAACATTTTATTCCAGTAGATTTTCATATTATTATATCAAAGTTCCGTCAGCTTATACTTCTTTCCATCTATCTCTATGACCTTACCATCACAGGATTGGCTGCGTGGAATCCCCTCCTTGCAGCCATTACTGTCCTCGAAGTAAGTCACGTTGCCATTGGCGTCATACTCACGCTTACGCCAGAAGCCATTGCTGTTCTCGTAGTAAGTTGGGCGACCCTTGACATCACGCTCATACCTACGCCAGTAGCTATCGCTGTTCTCGTAGTAAGTCTCGTCGCCATTGGCATCACGCTCATACCTACGCCAGTAGCCATCGCTGTCCTCGTAGTAAGTCTGGTAGCCATTGGTATTTTTAATCTCAATAGGAAAGCTAAATGCAATACCTAGT